TGACCCACCTAATTCTTTGGCTGGATTATACGCATGTCCAAATTTTGGAGATATAATACAACGAACATTCGCAGTATTAGCACCAGTGCCTGTTCCATACACATAGGCATTAGCACGACTGTATCCAGTTCCAATGGTTGTTATTGTAACTTTAGATAAATTTCCAGTAGTTGATCCAGAAAGAACTGGAATGGAAACTGCACCAATACCATCACCGTCAATATAAATTCTAGTTGTTATAGATAATTGATTAGCAGCACTTCCACCACCATTAGAGGTGACAGCACGTGATAAAGTTATTTTATTATTTGGAATGTCTAATGAATAGATGTAAGTCTGAGCAGGAATGCCCAAACCAGAAACTGACATGTTTGCCACTACATTTGTTGTATTGGCAAGAGTTAAAATAGTACATCCTGTAGCATATGATACTACAGTGACATTATTATGAAAATATGACGAACCTTTATTAACCACAACAATAGTAGTCAATTCACCGTCAATAACTCCAATGTCATTAACTCCGTAATCCAATTGTCTAGTGGATACTGGTGCTGGAATCCAGGCATCTGACAGAAATTTATTAGAAGGTTTAAGATTATACATATACTTCCAAATATATCCGTCAGCAGTTGCAATGTTGCCATTCGATGATGTGTAATCACCAGTGGGTTCTACTGTTGAGTTTGCGGAAGCATTATTTGATAAGCACTTATAGACATTACGTGCCGATGTATACGCATATATCGGTTTTAGATTTTGTGCGGTATTTGAAGAAAGTAAATCTGATACTGTAATAGTATCATCATATTGACGATACTTGGTATTTGCAGTCCACGTTACTTTGGGAATGACCAGTTCAACATCGTTGCCAGTGATTCGTTTGGCAGCCATCATATTATCCCACACATCCTTCTCAGCAACAATTGTATCAACTATAGAAGTTGGAGACAATTCATTCGCATACGCCAAATGATTGCCTACAAAAACATAACCAATAGTAGGTGCTGCTTCAGTAAAGCTCTCTTTGAACTGCTCGGCAGCATTAAATGCTAATTTTTTAGTTGTTACTGTTGTAGGCATAATCTCTATTTATCAAGAACTTGTGGTTGAAATGAAAATTGTTTGGTAATTTGCGTATTGTGTAAATGGACTTGATACCGTCAAGACTGTATTACTTTGAATAGAGTTGATGGTTCTAATCTGATTATTCACTGAAATATATGAACCAATCGTGAGGATACCTTTGGTGTTTGCTATATTGAAACGAGTATTTATTCCTGTCACATAGATGGATGAATTGACATTTACCCTACCTGAAATAGTCAGGAAACTAACATTTGCAGTATCAATAGTGTTTCCAATAATCTCACTAGTCTTATTGTAGTTTGCATAGTTGATAAATCCAACTGGATGTAACAACTCCTTCAATATCTTTTTATACTTCGTAAACTCCACAGTTGATGAAGTTATGTATGAATAATCAATGTAATAATTTGAACCTGCCAATCTACGGTCGGCAGCAGAGAGAATAGATTCGGTGCTAGTCCATCTTCCTGCGGTTGCCAGATACGATCTTTCAATCTCAGCATTAGCAGTAGCAGTTCCACTACCCTTACCCGATAAATCTACAATCGGCAAGTATTGATATCCAGAACCAGGACTAATGATTCGTACACTTAGAATTGAACCAGGTTGAGCGACCGAATTAGCAGCAGATAATTGCTCACCATCGGATGCCAAACAAAATATTTCAATACTAGCAGATGTGCCAGTGGGTGATGATACAGTCACTGCGGGAAAACTGTTTGCCACATAATTTATACCACCCAACGGTAGTTTATCATACAGTCCAACATTTCTATTAGTTGCAGTAGTTAGGAAAGCAACATTGACACGCATTGATGTATCGGAATAGATAGTGTCAACGAAACGAGATTCATTGTTGATAACAACCCTATCATTGACTTTTAACTCACTACCAAAAAATGTTCCTGTTCCTGTGACATACGCATTTGTAGATACGATGTTTGCAGTTCCCGCAATCCTTGGCGGTTGAACTTCAATGCGAGTAATAGCACCTGTAGCACTTGTGCGAGAAACTACGGCAGCAGCTCCAGACCCAAAACACATACGAGGATTTGGACCAAAGACGATTTCATCTCCAGGAATATATCCCGACCCACCAGAATTTATTTTGAAACGACCGATTGACCCGAATCCTTTTGCCGTGTGAGTAATCGCATTATTTGCCACTTGATACGTAGCACCAATGGCATCAAGCACTGGTGTTATGGTTGTTGGTGTAGTTGATAAAAGAATCTTTACATTTGAAATTGGACCAACGGTTAGATTCTGAAATGTCAGAGCATCGGATATTCGTGTGGTAGAATTAGAGTTAATAACCTTCTGACCAGTAAACCCATAATTGGTAGCTAAAATATTTAATCCAGGAAAATCAGAAATTGTATCTGTTGACACACCATAGACATTACCAGCATTAGCACCAGATACATCAATGCCATCAACCACAATACTTAGAAAAGCAGATGCATTACCCGATACATTAATACCTGATGCATCCGTAAATACCGCACCTCCACTGTTCACATTGATGTTATCAATATAACCTTCAAAGACATCATCAATAATAGCAGTAGCATCAATGGTTGAACCACCACCACTAACGACCACAACGTCACCAACATTATAACTGTTACCACCATTTATTATATTGACTCTTCTAATAATAGAAAATGTAGTGGCTTGAACAGAAATCAAAACACCATTTGAATCTATGATGTCGGTATTTACAACTTCACCATTTTGAAAATTACCAGATAAAGTTTTTGTGCTAATAACCAATTCAATTGGAAGACCCAAGTTTAATTGGTCAGTAATAATTCTTCGTGATGCTCGTTCTACAATAGCAGTAGCACCTGAAGATGCTCCAGTTATTTTTCTATTGTTTAGCAGATCAATATTGAATGCCTGATAAACAATTTTGACAACTGACCCACTTGCAGGAGCAGTTGTAAATATAATCTTACGATACTCTTTACGTAGTAAAAATCCTGACGATTGAACTACACCATTTACATAAACGGTAATATCATTAATAGTAGAGTATTGTGCTAGGATAAATGTTTTTACTGTTCCGTCACACGTGTAAACAGTTGCTATATCTTGATTGACACGAAGTTTATTATCTACTACCCAATTACCAGCAGAAGCACGAAGAACATTATTCTTTGGATAGATGATATCCAGTTCCTCATTGAATAACATTCTGAATAAAAACTTAAATGATTTTTCTGAACCTTTGGAAAGATATAATGGTAAAACATTTTTAATCAATGTGGCTTTGTCTACTGCCACATCACGTGGTAGGAGATTAGCATAGGTATTAAAAAAGTTATCTTCAAATTGATTGATAGAGGTATCAACATCAAAAATAGTTCTCAAATCTTTTGCTTTATTTGTTAAATCATTATTACTAGTTCCCTGTTTATTCTCAAGGAATTCATAGTATGCTTCAACGAATGCAATAAACGCAGGATACTCTTCCCGAATATATTCAGGAATTTGTTTATTTACAAGAACCGAAGTTTTTAAATTACTCATTATTGTTCAGCAATTAATATAGTTGAAATAGCAGTTGGGTCAACATCATCAATTGTTACAATGGTATTTCTATTAGTTTTAATTACTGTATTTTCAGACTCTATAGTAAAACGAATATATCCATCAGGTGAAGCTACGGATAAAATTCTAATATCATTAATTTTTAGTGTTCCAAGATTATAATCAATAACACCTGCATTTGAATTAACAATTTGTCTTTCCGAGAATTGATTATAATAAACTGTGCGTAAAGTTCCTGTTCTTGAATCAATCACTGGAATAGCCGATGCACCATAACCACCACCACCAGAAATAGTAATAATAGCACGTGTATAATCAATACCACGATTAGATATATCTATTCTGGAAATTTTACCATTGACAAGAACTGCGTATGCTTCTGCACCAATACCATCACCAGTAATAGTAACAGTTGGAGGAGAAGTATAATCAACTCCTGGATTGAGAACCTCAATATAAGAAATTCCTGAAAATGATTGTGGAACTTCTTCAAACTGAACTTCCCTCTCAACTCCATTTTCCAAAGTTGTGAAGAATGTAGAAGTTAATCTATTACCAATAGTTCCCCTATTGAGTGGGACATTGAAATTAACTGTATATGGTTTCTCAGATGTCAAAGAAGGAAGCAATCTTTTCTGAACACGAACGACTGATTGTGAACCAAAAAATGCATTTAAGTTTGTATTGTCAATAGTTTTTTGAAGTTTTGATAGAACAAACTTAGAAGAAAATTTATTCAAATATGTATCATTATAACTAATGATTGCAGTTCGTATATTCTGTTTAAGAAGTCCTTCAGTCAAAGTTGTTTTTCTTGGATCATATCTAACTGTATTTTCCAAAAGTATATACAAGTATTCTGGATCACGAATAATCACATCAGTGGTAACAATTGCTTTAGGTTTTATAACCTCATCAATAATTCTTCGTTTTTCTGCCTCTGAGATATAATAGTTAGTTTTTGGTTTCATCGAAATGAACACTTTACCATATACTGGTTTCTCTTCATCTTCTCCACCCCAAACAGAAATAGAATCTAAGGAAGTATAGTTTTGTAGAATATATGTTTCATAATCTTTAAATGTTACTAATCTATTCTGTGTAGCAAATTGTGATGCTGTAGAAAATTTAATTGAATCTACGTCTTCTTGTAAAGCACCACCAGAAGCAGTTGACACTAAAGTTGTAGTAATATTAGAGTAACCACCTATAAATGATGAACTTATAAATGAATTTGCTTTATTTGCAGCCGTGCCAGAAGTAACCAAATAATCAATAGTTACAATTGAACCATCCAATAATGCTGCTCCTATTACACCGTCACCAAAATTAATTTGATATTTTCCATCAGGTCCTTCATTTAAAAAATAAACTAGTGACGATGCTGTTATATCAAGAATATCTTTTACTTGATTATAGGTATAACTTGTTGTATTTGCTACGTTTGGATTAACAATAACTTTAAGTGTTCTAGTATCAACATTTTGATTTGGTATTACAAACACTGATTTTGGGTTTGAAGATGAACTATAGACTTGACTGAATGTAGAATATTGACCTTCATAGATGTCAATATTTTCAAAAATATATTGTGTTCCTGTTTTTGAAACAGTTACATCTTCAATAGTTATAAAATTATATGAACGATTATCAATGCTTTCAGAATAGAAAGGAAAGCCACGTGGAATAGTCACAGTTCCATCAACGGTTGTCGCAGTTTCAACTGTTACATTTATTGTTGCTTTTGGTGCAGAAATTGAATATGGAATATAGTTGAGTGTTTTGGCATGTGACACCACAGCAGTCCGAGTGATTGCTGTGTCCAAAAAAGATTCATTCGCAACCATATTCAAATAGTATGCATTATAGTGAGTGTTGTATGCCAGAATATCTAACAAAACATTCAGACCAGCACCCTCAAAATCATAGTCAGTAAACTCTGATTGTTGTTTTAAATAATTTTTTAAGTTAGTTTTGATTGTATCAAAATCAAGGTCCGTAACTTGTAAACGAGCATTTGACATTTATCGAATCCGTTCAAGGAAAAATGTAACTGTAATTGGTAGTGTTTGATTAACAACTTTAAAATTGATGTCCACTGAAAAAGCATTTTTATCATAATCAGGTCTGACAATAACTTGAATATCATCCTTATTATCAGAAATAGCTCTTGGTTCATAATTTTTTATGACTTGATATATTTCTCTCTGTAACGCACTTGCCGTTATCGGATCAAGATTTTCAAACAATAGTTTACGGACATTTGAACCTATCTCTGGTTGAAATGGTTTTTCGTACCGATTAGTAAGAACTAAATTTTTTATTGAATTAATAACTGCCTTAACACCGACATGTTTATTAATATCCTTTTTGACAGGATGGATATTGAACGATAAGTCCAAATCCTTAAAATCTCTTACTACATCTGTTGTAACTGTGGCCATATGCTATTTATCCATTTATGTGGGGAAAACACCTGTATTTGAATCATGGTATATGGGTGCTGACACATTTGCTATCAATTCATCTGTTCCTACTTTATAA